GAGCCGCCGTATGTGTCTAAAAATTCATTTATATATGCGCCATTGATTTTGTTAAAGGGCATAGTTGTTGCAAGATCAACATTGTCTATGCTATCCAGTGTATAATAAAAGTTCTGTGCAGTCTTGGTTGGTACTGTAAAAGTCAACGTGCCGAGATCTGTGCCATTGTTGGTAACACCAAGGACTTCTCTGCTGCTGATGTTAGGCAATCCTGGCATGGTACCTTGTACCCCAGGTGCAGCTTGAATCCAAAATCTTGGTCCTGTGCCTGGGGTGGGGTCAACAATATTAAACACACCTTGCATATTACTTTGATTTTCACTGATGTAATACAATGTGTCTGGTGCACTGTAAGGCACTGTGAATGTGATTACACCTTCAAAGGCTCCATTGTTGACCACTCCTGTTGAAAACAAGTTTGTGGTACCAGTGGTTGGTTGTGTTTTAATAAAAAAAGGAAGAGGAGATCCAAGATTTAACACAAATTCATATGTGTTGCCTCTTATTAGTTCCAAGGTTGGATTAGGCAAATAATCAATGATGTAGGCACTGGTGCCTCGATTTGTGACTCTAAAACTCACAGTGCTCTTGAAATTCTGTGTGAGCTCAAAATTATATTCGCCACCTCTTACCAAGGTTATAGTTGGATTGTTACCGTCAACATAATCAAAAGTGTAATTGGTTTGATTGCGTGTTACTTGAATATCGGCTTGAATAGGCAATGCATTAGCAAACACCGGCACAGGATCTGTGCCTGTGGGTACCCAGTAATATTCTGCAAAATTTACAAACTTATCCAAATCAATCATTGGATCCCATGCATAATATTCACTGCTGAATAGTGGGCTGGCTCGTTCGGTAGGAGATCCCTGTAGATTGAGAGTGTCAATTACTCCTGGATATGTTATAGCATCAACCGCGGTATCACTGTCGCCTGCGGTTACAACCACAGCTGGTTCTAATTGATAATTAGATCTTTCCGCGGTTGGTTCCACAACATAATAATCATTGGCATTTACCCCTGGGCCTATTCTTCCACCAATGTAACCTTGAACTTTACTATAGTTAGGTTCCTGAATAAGTTGATCCAAGGTAGCAGATAAAAACTGCTTGTTGGTAGGTGTTTGAAATATTTCTGGAAGAAAGTCTACCGATCTTATTGATGCCATTAAATTACTCCGCTACCGGGTGCTGTACGCAAGTTTGTGCTTGTGAGTGCTGCAATCACTTCAACATCATTTACAGTTGCAGCATTAACAAAGATTTCATTGGCTGCTGATCTTATTTCATAAAGATCACCAAAACTCTTTTGTGGGTTGACTGGGACTAGAACCACCGAACTTACATCACTGCCAATGTTGGCGTGGATATATGCTGACAATTCACTGAAGTAGAAAGTATCTCCAAAATTCCAATTGTCAATATTAAAATAATCGTTGAGTGCTGTGATAACCAGGTTCTTGATTTGACTTTCGCTGGCGGTTGAATCCTTTGCTGGAATTACCTTGATGGTGGCTCGTAAGTCTGTTGATGCTTTTGTACCAAACAAAGGTTTAAACTGCACACTGTTCAACACCAATTGATCACTGATCATCTTGTAATTACCAAGAGCTTGATATGTGGTATTGAGCTCATCAATGTTGGGAGGTGTTGGCTCTCCAATAGATCCAGTGGTATCCTTTAACCAAGCTTGATAAGTTGTATAGTAATCCTGTGTGACAATATAAACATCAATGATATTGGTTGCTGTGGGATCAATTCTTGATGTCAATGGTGCATTATGTCTGTACTGGAATGCTAGATCTGGTCTACCAGTTCTTGCAATAAAAGTGTTATCAGTGATCAAGGTCAAAATTTTAGTCTGTGTTGCAATATCAATTGACAGTTCATAAAATTCTAAACTTTGATAAGCATAAAAGATTTGTCCTGGAAGATACTGCTCTTTTACTAATTCAATTGATATTAAATTAGGAAACTGATAGTTTACCTTTGATGATTCAACCAGTAGATATCTTTCTAGCCCATCAAAGTCAACTGTTTTTTCTAAAAACACGTAACTGTTGGCAGCAACTATATCAGTAAAGAAATCTGGATTATCTGGCAACCCATTGAGTTCGTTGTCTTGGAAGCTCACAGAAACTTGAAAATCGTCTACCACACCATCGCTTTGTACTGGTTGGCCAACAATGGTAACTGTGATATCGCTGGCCAATGGTGAATTGTTACCTGGCTGACTATTTGATTTTAATACTCTACAAAAGTCTTTAAGCACAGTGCCAGTACGAGGATCGTAAATTGCACTTCCGCCTCTAAAGAAAAATCTTGTTTGCAGCACTGAACCAAAATAATAATTTAGTTGTCTTGAGGTTACAGTGTAGGTTGTGCCATTGGTGATAAACTGTATCAACCAACTTGCATCATTGCCGGTGCCTGCTGTGCTCTGAGCATTACCAATGTTAAATTCTGCATCAACGTCCAGGTTAGTGCTGGTAATCACATACCAGAATTGACCAAGGTTGTTGTAACCTAAGCCAAAATTTCTGTACAGTCTAATGTTGTCTCTAATTTGATCAGTGACTGTGTTTGTGGTAATATTTTCGCCAACTGTGTTTGCGGTGACGTTTAAATTGGTCTTGAACAGGGGAATAACCTGTACTGGTATGGCATTGTCTGGCACAAATGAATCTAAAATCACTGCACCAACCCCGTTGTCTAGAACACCAGTGCCAAAGTTTGTACCATCTAGTATAATCACGCTTGGTGCTGCCCAGATCACTGTTTTGTCTGTGTCTTCAACAGGTACACCAACTTTTAAATTGTTGTATTGATCAAAGTAGTATCCTGCTGGCGGAACAAATTTTATCAATGCACCAACACGGACGTATTCCATAAAGTTACTGGCATATGGTCCTAGTTGTGCAACTTGTCCAGTGTTGTTGTAAATAAAATATCCTGAGCATTGATTTATTTGTGCTGTAACTTGTACCCAACTCACATCCAACGCTGCCAAGGATGGTCGTGGATAGTTTTGATAATAAAATTGTAGCAGTCCTGGTTGTTGTATGAGAGGCTGTAGACTGCTGCTTATAACGTTGGCAATGTCATTAACAGTGACCCAATCAAAATTAAAACTTGGCAGTTCATTCTGTCTGTACAACGCACCGTCGCTGGCGTAGACATTGGTGCTTGCATATTTGCCTGTTGGATCAATTAATTCAAGAAAACGACTGGTACCTATGCTGCTGCGTACCACTGCTTTGCTTTTTACAATACTGGAATACTGTGTAAACGGAAACAGATTATAATCTTCACCGTTGACCATGCGGTTTTGAGTGTAGTAACCAGCAGGCGCTCTTTGTTTTATCTCTGTGATGCTTTCACGAGCCTGACTGTTAGACACTGGTTCCTGTAAAGCGCAGGTAAAGGTAATAGTTTCTGTACGACCAATTCTGCTGGTGTAACTCATGGTTGCAGTTACACTGTTCATTTCTTCAGGATTGATAATATATTCTAAGCCATTGCTGGCTCTAACATAGCAACGAAAACTTCCTACTGGAATTTCTGCAAACACTCCATCACCAAATACCAATGTAATTTGATCATTAGTACGACTTGTTGTGCTGAATACAAACAATGGTGCTGATGCTGCTGCTGCTGTTGCCGCGGTGTAGACGTTTTCTGTATAGGTCCACTCTTGTTTAACATCGCCCACTGTGTCCAGCTGGTACAACCATCTGTCAGTATTGTTGATGCCTTCTATGTTGATATTAACTGTGCGGTTTGCAACTCTTTCTGGCAGATTAAATTCCTGAGCCTGTAGTGTGCCCTGTTTAAACAAGAAGAAATAACCTGTGTTTACACTGGCGTATCCCAGCTGATCGTTTTTATAAATTATGTTGAAACCAAGATCAACTCTAGGACTTGGCTCATAAACATAGTTTTGATTAGCCATGGTTGAGTTCACAAGCTCAAACGGCATGGTTACTCCATCAACAGTGGCGTTGTATGGAACAATGGGCAAAAATCCTGGAATTAGGTTTATGGTGTATTCATCAGTGAGCACGCCAAGTATGTTCTTACTATTGCCTGGGCGGCCAACACTTTGTGTGGATACCAACGATGCGTTGATAATTGCTGTGAATTGCTCAAGCCAGTCCGGATTTGACGGATCGTTCCAGTTAATGGTTAGATTGGCTAAATTCAAACCAGCATAATCAAACACATTTTCTGTGGTGCTAACTGCTACAACTTTGATTTGCCCTTCAGCAGTTAAATTGCGCTTGGCAGTGTAGCTTACTAAGTTTGCAAGCCTAACCACACTGTCTCTACGTTCTGCTGTGTCAATGTAGTTTTCTCTGGTATTGAGATCGTTTCTAAAAGCCAGCGCCTGGCCCATGAAGGCCATTACATCCAACAGTGCAATAAATTCACTGGATTCTACGTAATCGTTGAAAGTTTCTGGATAGTAAAGACGCAGATAATCAATAAAACTCTTGCGTAATGTTTCAAAATCATAACTTTGAAAATCCGCTTCACGATAGGTTTGATAGATCTGTTTCCAGTCTTCAATACCAAAAATAGCTGTTTGTCTTTGAGTAGTAGCCATGCTTCACCTTGTTCCTATATTTAGTGAAGCAAAAAATGGTGGTTTTTAGAGCCAACTAGCAGAACGTGTTTGTAAATCAAAAAACACACTCAGGCGCTCGGCATCAGTTGAAGTTACAAATTGAATTTCTAGTTCTATCAGTAACCCATTGTCTCGCGGAAAAGCCAAAACTGAATTTACTTGGAGTCTAGGATCTTGAGCAACGGTTCTTTGAATTTCTGTGTTCATTGAATCCAACATCTGATCAGTCATGTTTTCAAACACATAATCCCAAATTCTTGTGCCGTAGTCTGGGCGCCCTGGCAGACTGCCTTGACGGATATTAAAAGCATTCTTTAGATCTTGTTTAATCAAGGCTTGATCAGTGAGAGTAAATTTCTTAAACTGATCCACGGTGTTGAATCCAATAAAAGTAGTCATACTATTAATTATCCATAATTTGGTGGCGGAATCTTCTTGCTGCCTAAAATTCTTAGTACAACAGAATCCAACAGACTACGATTTACTCTTTTCTGAAATCCCACAGCTGGTCCTGTGCCTGATATGCCGGCGGGTAAATCTCTAGCAAAAGTCACCGCATAAGATCCTTGTTTTGCAACCTGATTTATTTGTGCAACAATAATTCCTGGAGACTGACCTTTGCTCCAGGCACTCATTGCTTCTGTGCCAAATCTCAATGATCCTTGTAGCATAGCCCCCACTCCATTCACGCTGGCACCAGTTAAGATACCTTGTTTGGCCAAGGTTGAATAGGCAGCGTTAAAAACGTCTATGGCTGCGTTGGCTTGAACTGCCTGACTGGCTAAAAACAGCTTGATATTAAACACATTGTTTTTGCCAGTCCAAACCGCTGGCGAATTCAGCACTGACACCACATTGGCACTATTTTTAAGATAGGATTCTGTAGTACCCGGTTTTAGATAACCTGCTTGTTCTATTTGTGCAGGCGGTATTCCATAAATTCCTATGGCCTGAGCTGTCACTGTGGTAAGAGTTTGCTGGCTGCTGGCCTGAAGTTGTCCAAGCATGGCTTTGATTTCTGCGCTGCTAAGAGGTCCCACAGTTGGTGGCACCAATGATTGTTTTATAAAGTCAGAGATAGTCACAGCATTTTGCACTGGTGCACCTATGAGTTTTGCTAACTGTGTATCAACTTGACTTGTCATACTGTTTAACCTGCGTCGTTGGTGCCAAACCCATGCCATGGATACGGCTCATGAGTAGGTGCCCTTGTTACTATGCTGTTCAATGCATTTTTCTGTACTTGCCAACCCTTTTGATCATTGAATTTTGTATCATCTAATGTT